TCATAGTGCCTCCACAGTTCAGATTTTCATTTGTCGCTATTATCCCCACTAACTATTCCCGAAAATTCACATGCAATCAAGATTCTCATTTCTATCCCTTCTTTACCGACATAAAAGCTAATGCCAGTTTTGTGTAATGCGCCTTGTTATTGATTCCGGTGTATCTGATTTGCTTCGCCAAGTTCTTTGCGTATTGATTCCAGTTCATATCATCTTTCCTTCTGAATTAATCGTTGACGCTAAGATAGCACAGGTCGGTATTTCTTGTCAAGATATTTCTTCATAATTATTGAAGTAAGCAACAATATATTTATAAGTATTTAAATTCTTTACCGTTCAAAAATATTGAAAGAATTTGTTTGACATTAATCTGGTTTATGATAAAATACAGTCATGCTGAAAACTGAAATTATAGAAAATTATCGCAAAAAACATAATTTACTTAAATCAACGCTGGCTTCAAACTTCGGTATTCTCCCTTCTAATTACACCATGATGATAAAGAGAAAATCCACTACCTTGTTGACTTTGGACAGGATTGCGAAAGTAATGAAAATCAGCGCAAAGAAATTAATTGACGATTAAATAACCAGCGATAAGGACGAGATGAAAGAACCCAAACCGCAAAAGAAAAATGTTTAAAAATAAAATACAATTTAATTGTCAAAAATATATTGAAATTACAGTTGTTCAACCAGATAATTGCTATAATTGCGCTTTAAGAAACGGTTATCCTTGGAATCTGGGCGGCGATAAACAATGCAGAAACTTCAAAATGATTGACCGGAATAAGCCCGATTCAATAAAAATTCTTAAAAGGGAAGTTTGGGAGCTGTTCTCTGAATACGTTCGGCGGTCGGAGGCTAATGATCAAGGTTTTGTTCAATGTGTGACCTGTAAAAAATATTTACCCTGGAAGGGTGCTCAAGCTGGTCACTTTATCCACGGGACTTTATTTTTAATTCCTGAGTTAGTACATTCCCAGTGCCCTAATTGTAACGGGCCGAAAAGCGCGAACCTTATTCCGTACAAAGAATTTATGCTTAAAAAATACGGGCAGCAGGCTTTAGATAAATTTGAATACCTTGCAAAGCGCCCGCATAAATATACAGTTTTTGAATTACAGATGTTTAAAAAGCAATACCAGGATAAATTAAAGGAACTGAAATGAACCTTACCAAAAAAGAAAAAGAATACCTTATGATGATGATAAAGGTGGACATATCAATGCTGGGATTTTTACGGGGATTCGCTGGACTAACTGAAGCGGATAAAAGAAAGAAAAAATCCTGTGAACAACTGATTAAGAAACTAAGCAAATAATTTCTCTTGACCAATACAGGGATTTAATATAGAGTGTATCTTAGGGATGAGGTAAAGCATGATTCAATTATTAAAACAAATATATTTTAAAGCCATACAGAGAGCCGCTTTTGGAGCCTGGGACTTCCGTCCTACCTCATCCCACAAAGGCGGCTTTCTTATGGCCTCAAGGATAACATGAAGTGGTATAAGCATATTTCAGATAGTCTTGATGATCCTTTTATTTTTGATTTAATAAATCAATTTGGGTCGGATGGATATTTGGTTTTTTTTGGTGTTTTAGAGATATACAGTCGGGAGTTTAAAACCGAAGATAACTGGAAGTTAAGCGTAACTCAATCCTATCTCACCACAAAGCTACACAAAAGACAATCGACACTCGTTATAAAGATTTTAAAACACATTCAAAACTCAGGCAAATGGGAAATTATTTTTAATGATAATCAAGTTATTATATTTATTCCTAAATTTACAGAATTACTTGATGACTGGTCACAAAGGAAACTCCGTAGTAACTTCGTAGATACTCCGAAAATCCTCACCGTCAATAAGATAAAAGATAAAAGAGTAAAGATAAAAGAATACTCTTTAGAGTTTGAAAGTTTTTATTCTATTTATCCAAATAAAAAAGATAAGCCAGAAGCATACAAGGCATGGAATAAAAAAAATGGTTCACGACCATCCATAGAAGATATTTTACTGTCAATTAAAAAACAAATAGAGTGGAGAGAAAAAGCAAATGGTGAATTTAGACCTGAATGGAAGAATCCCGCAACATGGTTAAATAAAGGTAGTTGGACAGATGAATTATCTCAAAAGGATAAATCATCATGGTAACACCTTACGAGGCTTATACTATAAAACATGTTTGGATTCCTGATGAAAGAAATAGCATTAAATATTATGCTTGGGAAATAGGGCAGATGAAACACCTTCTTGAAGGAAAAATAGCAAAAGATAATGACGATATAAAACAGTGGTATAACTTTTTTTTAACCTATGCGGAAATAGGAATAGAGGTGGCAAATGCAAGACTCAAAAAATACAGGCAACAACTTATTGATTTCTCAATGCAAGGAACAGAGCTTTCTTGATTATTGTGAGGACGATCAGGTTGTAACGTCTTATGAGCTTAGGGATAAATTACTAAGTGAAAAGATAGATCCACATATTTCTGTAAAATCGCAAATACCAAGCATAGATCACGCTTGTGAGGGATTTCAAGATGGCGAGTTGATAATAATATCAGGAGTAACTAAGCATGGCAAAACGCTTTTAGCTCAAACATTCACAACCAATTTTTCAAAACAAAAACAATATCCGGGGTGGTTTACTTATGAAGTTCCCCCAAGACAATTTTTAGCACAATTCCCTTCTTTACCGCTTTTTTATTTACCTCAAAGAAATAAAGCTAATGATTTTGATTGGTTTATGAAAAGATGTTTAGAGGCTTATTTTAAATATAATACTAGGATATTTTTTATAGATCATCTTCATTACCTGATTGATATGGCAAGGGTAAAAAATACAAGTCTTGATATTGGAACTATCGTCAGGCGCATTAAAAGATTTGCCGTTGATAATGACTTTATCATGTTTCTTTTGGCGCACGTTGGAAAAACGGAAAGCGATAATGTGAGTTATCGAGATTTGCGGGATTCATCTTTTATAGCACAAGAATGTGATACCTGTATTATGATAAAAAGAACGCCTGAAGATGGTCCGACAAGGGCAAGGGGTAGAGTGGAGTTTCATCGGCGCACAGGAACAGAGCCTTACGTTTTCGATCTTGAAAAAAAACACGGTTTACTTTGGGAGGTAGCTAAAAATGAATGAATATCTAGTAACCTTTAACCGATGCAGCAGGTAATGACCTTTGAATAATTAGGGGAAAGAACGAGGGAATGAACACATTTAAGGAGGGAGTTATGAATCGTAGACAAAGAAAAAAGCGTTTCAAGCGGACATATAAAGACAGGTTTCCAGAAAATAAATTCTTTGCAACATTTTATAAGGCGATTTTTTGCGTAAAAATACCAAAGGAGGAAAGGACATGAACTTAATTACAGGAATAGCTTTAGTTGTCGTATTGGTGATTTGCTGGTGGACATTGATTAAAAAAGAAATGGAAATGGTGAGGGCGCTGAGATATGTAAAAAAAGTAGAAGGGAGTATAAAAGAAGCAGATGAAAGTTGGTCAAGGAAAGAACAAAAATATAAGGCTGAGGTTGATGAAGCGGTGTCAACCTTGTGTCAGCAAATTGTGGAAAAGGATTTAGCCCTAGCCCTGGATAAACTTTCAGAGGAAAATCAAAACCTTAATGAAGAACACCAGAAAAAAATACAAGAATGGTCTGATAAGTTAGTAGGCCAACTCAATCAAAAAATTAGAGAAGCCGAAAAACCGGAAATCAAACTGACGCTTAATATCGAGGGAATGAAAAAATGAATCAATCAGGCGTAAGTAAAATTGATGAACGACTGCCCATCGAGAAGATAAACCGCGGCAAAGTAGAAGGGTTCGCAAAGTATTTTCAGCAACGACAATTATATTTTTGGGAGATATTTAAGATTCCTTTTACCCTTGAAACGGCAAAGCAGGAATTTAAGAAAATAGAGCAACTGTTTTGGAATGGGTAAAAAATTTACTATTGACATTATATTTCTACGGGTGTATGTTAGAAAAAACTTTGTGTAAGAGGTTTTATGACAACAGCAAAACATCCTGGTGGAAGACCTCCAACATATAAGAACAAAAAAGAACTCCAAGAAAAAATTGAAGAGTATTTTGATTCCTGTTGGGTTGATAAGGTTGTTGAAGTTACTGATAAAGAAGGAAATGTCACAACAACTAATTCACGTTACCAAAACAGACCATATACAATAACCGGACTTGCTTTGGCTTTAGGCTTTTCAACAAGGCAATCGCTTTTAGATTATCAAGATAAAAAAGAGTTTATAGACACTATAACGCAAGCCAAGTTAAAATGTCACATGTTTGCGGAGGAAAGTTTATTCTTAAATAAGAGCGCAAACGGTCCTGCGTTCTCTTTAAAAAACAATTTTGGATGGAAAGATAATCATGGTATAGAAGGTGCTAATCCTGGCGAAGCAATTAGTATAAATGTAAAGTACGGTGAATGATGAAACAAATTGACGCTAAGTTTCCACCGAAGTTGAAGCCTATCTTTGAGCCACACAGGTATAAAGTTCTTTACGGTGGGAGAGGCGGCGCGAAGTCTTGGGCGATTGCGAGAGCCCTTCTTATTCTTGCGGCACAGAAGCCATTGCGTATCTTATGCGCCAGGGAATTTCAAAAGTCCATTAAGGATTCAGTTCACAAATTACTCTCAGATCAGGTATCGTTACTAGGGCTCGATTCTTTTTATGATGTCCAGCAGGCAATCATCAAAGGCAGAAACGGCTCGACCTTCTCTTTTGAGGGATTAAAGTACAATCCAACATCAATCAAGAGTTATGAAGCGGCAAATATATGCTGGGTAGAAGAAGCCCAGACCGTTTCTAAGTCATCCTGGGAAGTTTTAATTCCTACAATCCGGGCGCCGGAGTCGGAAATATGGATGTCGTTAAATCCCGAACTGGAAGAGGACGAAACTTATCAACGCTTTATTGTAGACCCTCCACCGGACGCTCTTGTAATCAAGATCAATCATTCAGACAATCCGTGGTTCCCTGATGTTCTCAAAGCGGAAATGGAACAAAAGAAAGCCAAAGACCCGGACGGATACTTAAATATTTGGGAAGGTTTCTGCCGTAAGATGTTAGAGGGTGCGATCTACGCCAATGAATTACGCAAAGCGCAAGAGGATGGACGGATAACTAAAGTCCCTTACGATGCGACCAAACTGGTGGATACATGGTGGGATTTGGGGTGGGCGGACAACACATCAATCTGGTTTACACAGAACGTAGGCTTTGAAATACGGATAATAGATTTCTATCAGAACAATTTATTACCTCTCCAGCATTATACTCAGGTATTAAAAAACAAAAATTATGATCTTGGAACGTGTCATTTGCCTCACGATGCCCGCGCTAAACAGCTTGGGACGGGCCGAAGTACGGAAGAGTTACTCAGGAGTTTGGGCTTTAAAGTTAAGATTGTGCCTCAACTCTCGATATTAGAAGGAATCAACGCCGCAAGAACGCTGTTCAATGCCTGCTGGTTCGATGAAAAGCGGTGTAGCGATGGATTGCACAGCCTCCGAAGATACCGATATGATATTGACCCGGACACCAAGAAGTTCAGCAAAGAGCCCCTGCATGATGTTTATTCTCACGCCGCGGATGCTTTCAGATATATGGGAGTCGGCGCACTTCAAGTTGAATTAAATACAAAGTTTGGATATACAGAAGGTCAGCACACACACGAATACGACCCATACGCAGAAGGAGCGAGAGCATGAGCGATGGAACTTTCATGGACATATACGCGTGGATTTTAGTTGTCGGATTTGCTTTATGTATTCTTTTAATGAAGTATTGGTGAAAGGAGAATAATGTAATGTGCTTCGGAGGAAGTCCATCGAGTCAACCACTACCCGCTCCACCCCCTCAAGCTGGACAGGGCAACGTGCAAGCGGTAGAGGATGCAGACTCACGGCGTAGAAGGGCAGCGGCAAGCAATACTATTTTAACGAGTCCCATGGGTGTTGCAAACCCTACTGACACTAAACCAAAATCTTTACTAGGAAATTAAAATGGAAAACTTAACATTGGTTTCAATCCAAGGCACAATTATTATGGGGACGTTTGATGTTCAGTCCGGCAGGATTACAGAGCCTCAACGATTCTCAATGGTGGCCAATCCGAAAAACCCGCAACAAGTGCAGATGATGCTTCAATCGCTTCCAGGGAACCCTGCTTTTGTAGTAGCTAAAGAGTGGGGCTTTTATTATCCGGTCAAGGACGAGGGGATGATTGCTCAGTACCGGCAGCAGACAACCGGCCTTATAACGCCGGAAAAAAGCAAAATACAGTTGGTGAACTGATGTCTGAGGATACAAAGCAATTTGTTAAACTTATAATTCGTGGTATGAAGTTCACAATATCACTTCTTGAGAAGTGGCTACGGGGTGAAAAGGTATGAGAATTTGTACCAAGTGCGGAAAAGAAGGCCGTTTTTATAAAGATAAAAGGCGCAAAGATGGACTACATCTTCAGCCCTCATTGCTTATTGCAATTTAAATAAAACAGATTTTTGTTTCTCCGAAATTCGGAAGCGCAAGGATTGAACCGAGAACGCGAAAGCCTCCTCTGGAAACTAAAGAGGGGCTTTTTTTATGGCGCAAGACTCAAAGATAGAAGAACTCCGCGACCACTGCCAGCGTAGATATAACTCAATGGAAACTGAGAGACTTTCTTTCCTTAACCACTGGCAGGAGATAGCCGATCATATCCGCCCACGCTCCTTGCGTATCGATACCACCATTGACTCCAATAAGGGATTAAAAACCAATCGAAAAATTATAGACGCTACGGCTACGTTAGCGAGTAGAATACTACGTTCTGGCCTGATGGCCGGCCTGACATCACCAGCTCGCCCGTGGTTCAAATTAGGAACGACAGACCCGCAGTTGCAGGAGTTCGGCCCGGTCAAGCAATGGCTCTATGATGTCGAAGTAACCATGCGTGATATAATGACAAAATCCAATCTTTACCAGGTATTGCCATCCATTTACGGAGCATTGGGAGATTATGGTACGGGGGCTATGTATGCGATGGAAGACGATGCCTCGACTGTGCGTTTTTACTTCTTTATGAATGGCCAGTACATGATCGCCGTGAATGAACATA